TTTGGCGCAATTAGTAATTTGTATGGCGGAACAGCCTTAGCCTTACCATATCAATCCGCCCCTGATACGACAACTTTCACGCCCGCAGCCTCTTTAGTTGGCACTGCTTTGGTATATAATGGAACAGGGTTTGTCTGGAGTACAGTAGCTTCTGCGGTAGCTTCTGGCGCTATTTATGAGAACACAACCAACATTACCCAAAACTATACGATGACCACGGGAAGCAATGGTGAGTCAGTAGGACCAATTACGGTGGCAAGTGGGGTTTCTGTACAAATTCCTAGTGGCTCTAGATGGGTTATTTTATAGTGTTTTATACATACGCACATTATTCACCAAAGGGAGACCTTTTCTATATTGGAAAAGGAACTGGAGACCGTGCGTTTTCCTTTTCAGATAGAAGTCACGATTGGAAAAGGGCGGTCAAACAAAATAAAGGTGTTCAAATAGAGATTTTGGCTAATTGGGACACTGAAGAAGAAGCATACGACCATGAAAAGCTATTGGTTGATTGTTTTACTGAAATGGGTAGTAAATTGGTTAATAAAACCAAAGGTGGTAAAGGAGCTTATGGAGTCGTTTATTCTGAAGAAAGAAAACGAAAATTAAGTGAACGGTTTATGGGTTTTAAGCATAAAATAGTAACTTGTCCACATTGTGGAACTAGCGGTGGAAATACCTCAATTTATAGATGGCATTTTAAAAATTGCACTGGAGCAAAAGGCAAACATAAAGCTAGAGTTACTATTGACGGCAAAAGAATATACTTAGGTTACTTTTTAACAAAAGATGAGGCTACACAAGCTATGATTGAATATTACAAATCAGCAGGCAAACCATTGCCTAAAGAATTTATTAGACATAGAGGAGTAGCCAAATGAGCAGCATAGTCATCTCTGGGGATTCGTCAGGAAGCATAACACTAGCCGCACCTAGCGTAGCTGGGATTAATACTATTACGCTACCAGCTTCTACAGGCACAGTTCAAATTAACAATGGTCCTACATTTAGTGCTTATGCAAATACATCACAAACTGTACCTAACGGTACTGGCACAAAAGTAGTATTTCAAGGAACATATTGGAATATTGGAAGTTGTTACGATGCCTCTACAAATTACAGGTTTACTCCAACTGTTGCTGGTTATTATCAAATAAACGCTGGTATTGGCATTGGTTCAAATACCGCTGGTGAAAGACAGCTTTCTATTTATAAAAACGGTTCTGAATTTAAAAGAGGAACAGATTGTGCTGGTACTGGTGCATCACCTTACCAATTAAATGTAAGCGGAATAGTTTATTGTAATGGTTCTACTGATTATGTGGAAATTTGGTGTTTTTTAAATTCAGGTTCTTCACAAAATATTGGTGGCGGTGGCGGTTATATTCCAGCTACATATTTTGATGGTTGCATGATTAGGAGTGCATAATGAATTTATACGACAAAATTATGTCAATTTACCCAGTTTTGACTTCTGAAGATTTTAGACCTACAACTGGAACAATTTGGCTTCAAGATAATTCAGACGGCAAAGGTTCTTACATTGCTAAATGGGAACACCCTACCCTAGCTAGACCAACTGCGGAGCAACTTAAATAATGCAGGCTCATGTTTACCTTGTAACCAATAGTGTGAACGGCAAGCAGTATGTTGGTCAGACAATTACGAAACATTCTCGTAAGGGTCATGGACACGCTTTAGCAGACGCATACAAAAAGTATGGGCATAAGTCCTTTACTTACGAAACAATTTGTGGTGATGTTAATAACCACGCTACATTAGACTTTGCAGAACAGTTTTGGATTAGTGTAATGGGTAGTCTAGCACCTAATGGATACAACCTTGAAAGCGGTGGCAGACGCTACAAAACAGTTAGTCATAAGCCACAGCTAGGTATTCCGCACACAGAACAAACCAAAGCTAAAATGAGTGAAGGTCAAAAACGCTATTTAGCTGGTATTGATGTTCATTTCAATGCTGGTCGTGTAGTTTCTGATAAAACTAAAGCCAAAATGTCTGTGGCAAGAACTGGTAGAAAACAATCTGACGAGGAACGCAAAATGCGTAGTGAAGCAACTAAACAATGGCATAAAAGCCGCAAGGAGAATTCATAATGGCTTATGGCTCAGTCAATGCTGATACGCTAGTTACCAGCACTTCAGGCGGTGTGCTTGGGGCAGGAAATGCCTCAATCATGAAAAACAGAATAATTAATGGCAGCATGACCATTGACCAAAGAAATGCTGGTTCTGCTACTGCAAACACAATTAATGGATATACAGTTGATAGGTGGCTTGTAGGTCAATCTACAACAGGAAAACTTATAGCACAACAAAATGCTGGTTCTGTAACACCACCAGCAGGGTTTACAAATTATTTAGGCGTTACAAGTCAATCATCATATTCTATTGGTGCTGGCGATTTGTATTTTCTTCAACAAAATATTGAAGGTTACAACATTGCTGACTTAGGATGGGGAACTGCAAATGCTAAAACTGTAACTTTGTCATTTTGGGTTCGTTCTTCATTAACTGGAACTTTTGGTGGTAGTTTTTACAATGCCGCTAATAATCGCTATTATCCCTATAGCTACACAATTTCTTCTGCAAACACTTGGGAACAAAAATCAATTACCGTTGCTGGCGATACTACTGGCACTTGGACAACAACTAACGGTAGCGGAATAATTTTATTGTTTAGTCTTGGTATTGGAACAACATATAGCGGAACTGCTGGTTCTTGGACTGCTTCACAATATTATGCACCAACAGGGAATACATCCGTAGTAGGAACAAGCGGTGCAACTTTCTACATTACTGGTGTTCAACTAGAAGTAGGAAGTAGTGCTACTGGATTTGAGTATCGTCAATATGGTACAGAATTAGCATTGTGTCAGAGATATTATGCACAATTAGGTGGAGTAACTAATGTGGCAATAGCTACTGGAATTTCCACTAGTAGTACAACTGGCAATGTAACAGTTAAATATCCAACAACAATGCGTTCTGCTCCAACATTTACTTATATAAGCATATCAGGAACAAATCAATCAAGTTATAACGGAGCAGTATCAGCACTTAATACAATTTATGCTGGAGTTGATTCAGCTTCTGTTGCTTATACACATTCTGGTGGAGCAACTAACTTGCAAACTACAATTCTTCAATCTAATGCTTCAAATGGTTCATTAAACATGAGTGCAGAATTATAAATGTATAAATTAACTAAACTACTTTTTAATCAAACAGAACCATCTTGTGTAATTCGCACAAACGATGGTGCTTGCATCCCATTTGACCCAGCAAACACAGACTACCAAGCCTACCTCGCATGGGTAGCTGAAGGCAATACACCATTACCAGCGGAGAATGAATAATGTCCTTAAAGGCTAAACCAATGCCTTCTTTGGATTACCTTAACTCTATTTTGGAGTTCAAGGATGGCTTGCTTTACAACAAAGTTACTCGTAACAGTCGAGCCGTAAAAGGTCAATTAGCTGGTGCGGTATCAGGCAAGTACAGATTAATTTGTTTGCATGGCGAACCATTTTTAGTTCATCGTATAGCGTATTACATGGTTAATGGCATTTGTCCTGAATATCTTGACCACATTAATGGTGACCGCTTTGATAATCGCATTGAAAACCTAAGACCAGCAACTCGTAGTGAAAACGCTTGCAATATTGGTTTAAAGCGTACAAACACTTCAGGAGTTAAAGGTTTGTCATGGGCTAAAAAGCCACAAAAATGGCTTGCTTGCATTAAACTTAATGGCAAAAATAAGAACTTAGGCTATTTTGAATCAAAAGAACTCGGTGCTGAATTTTTAGAATTGGCAAGAGAATTATTACATGGCAATTATGCCAATCATGGTTATAAGGAGAATGTATTTTGTCAATGATAATTGATGGGACTAATGGTCTAACATTTAACAACGCTACTACACAAGCTAGTGCTGGTAGTGTGTTGCAAGTAGTTAGTGCTACAACCACTTCAGGCGGTTCAACAACTTCAACTTCTTTTGTTACAACTGGATTTTCAGCTTCAATTACACCAAAATTTTCCACAAGTAAAATTGCAGTTTTTGTTACAGGGCAATTATATACAACTGGAAGTGGATACCAAGCATTTGCAACTATTTATCGTGGTGCAACCAATTTAGGCGATTCAACACAAGGTTTTGCCCCTAATGCTTATAATTCTGCTGGTTCTTTAACAGTTGGTGCATCATTTAATTATGTAGATTCTCCAGCAACTACTTCTTCTACAACTTATACAATTTATTACAGAACAGCATCAGGAACATCATGGTTCAATGGTGCTAATGGTGTTGCAACAATTATTCTTATGGAGATTGCATCATGAGTTTAACCATTCAACAAGGTGAAGCCATTTATAAATTACACCCTAATGTAATCCGCACAGTAGGCAATATTGCTTATGATGCTGATGGCAATGAAGTATCTTACGACCTAGCCGCAGTTACTACACAAGCTGAAGCTGATGCACAAGCAGTCATTGATACAAAGGCTTCTGCACTAGCTAAACTAACAGCACTTGGTTTAACCCAAGATGAAGTAAAAGCACTAATAGGAGCTTAATATGAACTTTACATTTACATGGATTATGGACAAGTTAGGCTATATGCCTAAGATTGATATGCAAGTTGGGAAACTGGATGAAGTTTTTACTTTTCCTGCGCCCGAAAAAAAACGTAAGCCCGCTTTAAAGAAAGCTACTACACGTAAGACAACCGCAAAAAAGGCTAAATAAAAGTGTGCTATGGCAGACCCGTTTGGTATCACCGAAGGAGTAAAAACTCTCAGCGGTAGCCTAGATGCAAGTCGGGAAGCCTCTAAGGGTTTGTCTAAAAGCATTGAAGGAATTCAGCAAGACGGAATAGATGTAGCCCAAAAAAAAGCGCAAGAAAGACGCAGGGCGGTAAGAGAAGCAGAGTTTAGAAAACAAACGGCATTAATAAAAGCCTTGGAAGAGTGGAAACGAAAGAAGAATATTTCCAATGAAGAAGCAAAGTTAAAAATAGACTTTGTAAAGAAGTACGGCGCCAAAGAATGGGATGCACTTTTGAAAATTAAATTGGATATAGAAAATCTTGAACGAAAGAATAACGAAGAATTTCAACATGACCTTAAAGAGGTTAGAAAAGTCCAGTTTATGTGCTTTGCAGTTGCTGCGCTCATTGCTTGGTATCTTACGTGGGGTATTAAATAAGTAATGTTTCTCTATGTCAAAGTTATCATTCTTGGTCTTATTATTTCTACTGCTGCTTTTGGTGGCTGGTACGTGGAGCATCTACGATTTGTTGCATTCCAATCTAAAGTGGAATCCATCGGAAAAGAAGCAGAAATTAAAAACCAAGCAATCCAGTCAGAACACCA